TCACCCTCGTACCGCTTCTTGAATCCGCGCGGCAGGTAGGAGAAGTCGGAAATGCCTTCGATGCTCCCACGACGACCGCCCTTTTCGATGATCGACCTGTGGATCGGCTCGTTGACATCATGGAGGATTTCTCCCGTCGCTTGAATCATCGCCTTCAGGCTGCCGGATGGCTGTTGAACCTTGGCGAGCTTCGGAGCGATCAGGCTGAAGGCTTCGTCCACGTCGCCGCCAGTTTCAGCCGCATGGCGAATGAGCCTTCCGAGGACATGGCGATTGAACGGGTCGGCGAACTGCGCGGCCTCCGCTGAACCTGACGGGTGCTTTAAGGTCAACTGCGAGATGGGCAGTTTGACAATCGACTCTGCGGCCGTGTCCGGGTTTCTGAACCGCACCAAGGCGTTGTCCTTGCCGATGTTGTGAACCCAGCCGTAATTGGAACGATCCGCAGCGAAAACCACGTCGCCCGGAATGATCGAGCTTGGCGTTGCTCGCGTCAGCTTACCGGCCGCCCTGCCACGCGGGGCGAGAAGGTTGCCGTACTCTTGGCCAAACTTTTGCATCGTCGGCTCGAAGGCATCGACGGCGTCGAAGTATTCGCGGAGCGCTGCCGCCCTGGAGCCCGGTGCTAGCCTGGAGTAGGCTCGGGCGATCTTCTGGTCCATGATGCCGAACAGATCGTCGTCGGCCAGCTTACGTTCCACCTTGAACCCCAAAGCGTATTCGGGGAACGTGATGGTCTTGTCGTAGAGCTGACTGAAACTATCGTAGGTGATCGACCCGTCAAAGGTCGGAATGTCCCCCATGCCGCCGATTCCGGAAACCCTGTAATCGGCCCCGGAACTCTGCGACATGACCTTGAAGAGCATGGGAATCATCGACTCGTCGATGGCTTCCTTATACTCCGACTGATAGATTTTTCGGAACCTCGCATCAAGGAGGTCTCCGAAATTCTCACTGATTGCTACATTCGGAACAGCCATTGTTTAACCTCCTTGTTAGGCAGTGGTTTCGAGACCATGAACCCAAATGTTTGATAACGTCGTCGCGCCGTTCTTGCTTTTGGGAACGATGACGAAGTGATGATAGAACCTCGCATTGGGGATTTTCAGCCCCGCGTGCTTCGCGAAGTCCAGTCTCTGCTTCTGCATCCCCGGAGCCTCGATCCAGGTGGAAATCCCCTGAACACTAAGCGTCCGAGACGAGGATTTGATTTCCGACTTGAGGCCGGTATAGGTCGCATCCAGAAGCAGGAGATTGGTGCAGGGCGGAGCGACATAGATGAAGTCGTCCGCCGCGGCCACGTCGTAGTTCAGATTCGGCAGTAGCTGTGCCGAGGCCGTGGTTGCGGTATCGTCGATATAGTAGAGATAATCCTTATTCGACCCGTTGAGGAAATACACCCAACCGCCGATAGGCTCATCCTGAACCACTGTAATCGTCAGATCGTCGGTTCCGGCGGTTCCCGTCGCCGCCGTGTCATAGTTTGCCGTTCCCGCAAGATCCGCAGCGGAGTATTCCGCTTCGATCACCGAAGAGGGGAAAATCGGCGTGACCTTCCGATAACGGCACGAATACGTCCCGTCATCCGGTAGGTAGTTCCCGCTGGTTCCGTGCTCTTCCTCCAGAATGCCAGCGATGTTTTCCAGCGCGGTAGTTTCCCCCGCAAACGTGAAGAATTTCCCATGATCGACATCATCAAAGTCCATCATCTTCACGAGCGAACCCTTATAGCGTTTGGTAGTGGAATCTGCGGCGACTTCGCCGTTATACCAAAGCTCTATCGGGGGAGGGCATACGTTACCGGCAATTAAATCGCGCACTACACGCATAATGTCCTCCTTATCTTTGCCAGTTCAAATAGTTTTTGGTTCCGCAGAACGGACAGCCTGCGATGACCATCGGGTCGTCGGGGCAAGTCGTTGCGGTATGGGTTATGGAAACGTAGGTAACGCCCGAACCGCTGCCGGTTTTGTCCCTGCCGGTGTCGCAGAGGAAACCGCAACGCTTACACCGCACCTTTGTTTCGCTCTCTTCCATGGTCATCTTGTCCTCGTATTGAGGGGATGCCTCCCTTTATTTATTGAGCAGCACCGAATACTTGGAGCGTAGCGTCTGCAACTGAGAAAGTTGGCTGTAAAGTTTCTCGTATGCGGTCGCCGCTGCAATCTCCGGCGTTGCCCCTTTTTCCAGATATTTCATCGCAAGGGCTTTCATCCGGTCCTTGATCTCTTCGTAGCCCGGAAGGACGCTCAAGTTGTCCATCGCCCTCGCCAGTTTCGCCTTCGCGGTAGCCGATTCGGTAAATTCCTTGCCGAGTTCCACCGCGCCCTTGAGGTCCACAATCTTCAGCTTGTCCGAAATCTGGTCCTGCATGGATTCCAAATCTTCGGAAATGGATTCCTGCGCGTCGGATTTGGAAACGTCATAGGTGAGGGATTCGATAAAATCTGCTGTGGGGGTGGCCGTGGTCGTTTCTTCGGTCAGCGTTCCCCCTTCCGTCTCATCCGCATACTCGTTGAATTTCCCGGTCGTCCACTTCGGTTCCCCGCTTTCCTGTTCCTCAGTCCCCGTCATTGTTCGATCACCGAAATCGGTCGGGTTTGCGGCAATCGCGGCGGACTGTTCTTCGGGTGTCATACCGGCAAAGCCGAATCCGCTTTTAGCCTCCTTCCCCATGACCCCGGTTACGGCGGCGGGGACCGCCGCGCCGATCAGTCCCGTCAGTCCGCCGGTTGCAAACGCAGAAGCAAGGGCCAGCGCGGGCAGTCCGTAAGTAGCGATTGCAGACAAAACCTGCATCGGCGTCAGTCCGGTCAGCGCATCCATCACGTTTTCCATCATCGTGTTTTTCGAGTGCGCCAGTTCCGCAATGGAGTCGAAGGACTCCTTTCCAATCCCGAAAGAAGATCCAAATTCCTTGTCGGCCTGTTCCTGCTCGACAGAGGACAGTGAGCCATAGCCGCTTGACATCCCCGCCGACGGGTCGTTTGTGTCACCCATTGCGGATGCGTCTGCCGGTCCCCCCATAGAATCACCGGCATCCGAATCCCAATACTCCCGAAGCCCTGTTCTCGGATTGATGCTCCCCTTCCCGCCCAACGCCTGTAAAATCGCGGCCTCACGCGGGTTGATGTGGGCAACCATCGTGTCGCCGTAACGTCCCTGTCTGCCTAAGTATTCAGACCAGTCCATCGCTTACAGTCCGTATTTCTCCCGAATGCCGGGGTCCATCGCGGCGACCCATTCCTTTTCATCCTTGAACAGCCCCGCGCCGATGTCCCTCTGCGCCGCCGCCTTCAGATTCGGCGGAAGAACCAACGTCTTTTGCCGTGGCGTAGGCCGACCGCCGCTCAACATCCCCAAATTCCTATCCCCGCTTCCCCCCGCCATCTTGTCCTCCAGATAACGCGCCTTCGCTTCCGTGTAGGCATGTTCAACCGCAGCCTGCGCGGGCCATCCCTGCCCAACCTTGATTTGCGCGATCTTCCCCATGTCTTCCGCAACGTCCTTGTAGTAGGGCTTGTCGATGTATGCGGTCATCATCCGCGCCGTTTCTACCTTCTGCGCCTGCGTGATGTTCTGTTTCACCCTGCTCTGAAATTCCATCACGTCGCGCACCGCCTCCACGACATTCCCCGCGAAAATCTTCTCCTGTAACTTCTCGTTGAACGCCTTCATTGCGTCATCCGTTGCCGCGCTTGGAATGGGCGATGCCGGTTGCTGCTGCCTCTCCTGCACCGTCTGTTTCAATAACGGTACGATGTCATCGTTCAGTTGCTTCTTGACGATCCGACCCAACCAGCTTCCGAGATATTGCTTCTGCTTTTCGTCAAATGGTTCCTTTTCCCCTCCCGCTTCTTCCGTGGGGGGCTGTCCTGCCTGTCCCGTAGGTTGCTGTTCTCCTTCGGGCAGGGCCGCTTGTGCTCCGGTATCCTGCTCCTCTGCCATGTTGCTTCTCCCTTTCCCCAATAAAAAAGCCGGAAAGCAGCGTAATTGCTGCAATTCCGGCCCTAAATGGTGCTCGGTATGTCTGTTCTTTACTTCCTTACTTGGTCGCTTCTTTTGCCGCCGCCTTTTGCGGCTCGTCCACCTTGATCGAAATGGACACGGTAATCATCCGCAAGTCCGGCTTGTGCTCCATCTCCACCTTCTGCCATAGGTCGTATTTGCGCCGAAAAGCGTCAATCTCCCGAACGATGGCCAGCGCCGATTCCCTTTTCATTGCTTTTGGCCCATAAGTTGCATAGCTTCAATCCACAACGTCATGATCGACTTGATCTGACGGACAATCAGACAAGTCTGGCACGAGCACTTGTCCGCCTCCGGCGATGAAATCAGTTGAAGGTTCAACTGCTTCACCCGCTTCTCCCATCCGTCAAACAAGACCTTACCCGGCCCATTGTAAAAGGAGGACAGTTCCTTTCTCCGCTGTTCCCGTCTTGCCTTGTAGTAGGGAAGGTTTTCCGGCTTGTTTGGGTCCGGAGTCTGTTCCAGCTCTTCGCCGTAGAGCACCTTCCACAAGAGGGCAATCGCATTGGTCTCATCAGCCATTCATTCCCCCCCGCATCCCCTCAATCTGTTTCTGCCTCATTCCCGCCTGCGCCTGTCCCATCGGAACGCCCGACTGGTTCGCCTGCTTGTTCCCCATCACCTTCTGAAGCATCTGCAACTGTCCGGCTTCCCCGGATGGTTCAAAATAATTCTCATCCAGCATTTGCGCTTCCATCGGCATATCGCGGTTGCGGAAAATGTTTGCCAATAGTTTGTTGACGATCTTCGGCGTGTTTGGGTTGTTGATTGTGGAAACAACCTGGATCAGTTGCAAATCCTGCTGAATCTCCGTATCCTTCTGCACGTCGAGTTTCACGCCTGCCGCCGCCGGCCGATAGTGGTAAATATCCTCCCATTCCCCGCTGATCATCGGCTCCCCGATAATCGCCTTGATGGTTAGCGGA